CCGTTTGTAACATCGGCGGCTACCGTGCTAACGGCTACAGTTGACTGTGTTACCGTCTCAAAGCTTTTAAATCTTTCGTTCTGAACTGACATAATTAGTACCCGCTTCTTGTGAAATTGATTCTTCCGGCTACCCCGGTGTCTCCGGTGATGCTAAATGGCCCGGTGTAGCCTTCAATGTCCAGCCTCGCGCCGGTTCCATCGTTTGCAATAGTGCATCCCGCTAATATATAACTGAAGCCGCCGCTTCCGGTTCCAGCGGCAAGTCCAAGTTTAACGTAGACCGGCTCTGTGCCTACGTTTTCTAGTTGGGTTAATTGTGGTCTTGCTGAATTGAAATAAGTCCCAGATCCTACATCTTGATAAAGAAAAGCTGTTCCCACTGTGTTGTAGTGATACGAGTAAGTAGTTTCGTAAGCTCTATCTCTTTCGTTTTGTACTGACATAACTCTGTTCTAAATATCCCAGACCTTTTTCATCTGCCCCTTGGTGTAGCGGCTTTTCCACCCTTTAGGATTCAGCTCAGCAGAGCGTAGTGCTCCTTTGACTTGTTCCTTTGGAGTGTAGGGAGTGACTTGCCCCCCGAAACTGAATGAGGTGGGAACGTCGAGCTTTATCCAACTCCCCTCCCCATCCGTAAAATTGTCGAGGCTAGGAGAGGCCAAAAATTCTTTGACCTCTCCCGTCTCGTTATTCTTGTAATCAAGCAGTGGCATATATTGGCAACCAACCTTTAACACCGTTTACTGAAACCAAGATTCCTCCAAGTTTAGCGTTGTTAGTTACATCTACAGCCGTCACTGGGCTGCTGCCGTCTTCTCCTGACGCTGAGGTTGCTCCGACAAACTTGATGAATGATGTGGCTAAATTAGCCCCAGAACCGTCTCCGGTCACATCAATTTCAATAGCCTTCGCATCACCATCTCCGCCGTCTGTTTTTAGCATCCGGCCCTTTAATGTATTACCTATAATTCTATCCGCCATAATCTTATAATCCTCCGTTTGCGTCGATCTCGACCATTTCCGCCATTAGTTCGTCACGGCTTGGGCCTTCCATAATTTCTTCCTCAACGACTTCCTCCTCCGGGTAAGCCGGCTGTCCGTTGACGGTTTCCATTGCAATGTTGGCCATATCGCCGTCCATTCCTTCAACAGTTCCCTCTATCGTAAAGGAAACTGCATCACCTTCAGACGGTGAAACCATTTCACCGTCCTCGCTGGCCATCGTAATCGCGGCCATTGGTATTGATACTTGAGGCATATTATTTAATAAGCCGGGAGGGGGGTTAACCCCTCCCAGCAGTTGATTAGCTAAAGTTCGTACCGCTGTAGACTTGGGCCAAAAACTTAGGTTGTAGGATCTTCTGACCGTAGTAGGTCTTGAAGCCGATAGTGGTGAGCTGCGCCAACGGATCGGTTTTATCCGGCCCTTGAGCGATCTGCATCTTCGGCGCATAAGGCGACTGAGAAGCTAGATCAACAACACCGTAGGCTTGATCACCAAACACCATAGTGCTGTAGACCGTGCCAGCGCCAGCGGCTGTCCACTGATTTGCTCCACCTCCGGGCGCAGAACGGAAGGAGTTGGTTGACTCAATGCAGCGAATGCCGGCGTACTTGCCAACTTCACCCTTAAAGATCGCATCCGGATTGCCGTAGTGACGGGAGCTGATCCAATCGGAATCATTCTGAAGATCCCGCAACACGCGAGGATCTGCGACTGCCGTGTAGTAGCCGCTCGAAGTCGGTGCGTTGTTGACCTTCAGAGCCGTAGCTGTATCCAGTAATTCCAACCCGCTCATAACTTGAGAAGAAGTTGGGTTTGCTGCGTAATATGCAGCCGCACCGGCATATCGGACTGACTTGTTGGCTGTCGTTGCCCCACCGGGAACATCTGCCAACTCGTTGAGGATCTTCGTGTCCAAATGGAGGGCAGCATCTTGTCCGTTTACAACGGTAGCCTGTTCCAAGTGATTAAAAAGAGCCTGAGCGGTCAAGAGATCCGAAATCCCAATGACTTGTCCGTACTGAGAAAGTGTAACAGCAACACTTTCAAGCGTCATTTCCTTGTAAGCCCCTTTGGCCCAAGCCGTGCCGCCCGTGTGACCATCGCCCTCAGAGAGTGCTTTGATGCTGGCAGTGTCCGGTTCTACATAACGGAAGAATGTAACACTATTCTTCCCCGCTTTTTCTGGTAACGCTTGCCGTTTGGCAAACTGATCCAAAACTAGATTCTGCGTGATCTGCTTCAGTAATTCCTTACTGAAGAAGGCTTGCAGTGAGCCGCTAATTCCAGCAGAGCTGGTGTCCGTAATTCCAAAAGCCATATTATTTTATTTAATTTGTTAGTTTGTGAGCACCAAGCCCCGTTGGTCAGCGTCCTTCACCATTTTAAGCAGTTCATTACGCTGCCGGTCTGATGTTAAGGTATCGAAAGATTCAATTCTTCCGGAGCTGTCAACGGTGCTCCCGTTCAGTTGCGTTTTCTCGTTTAACTCTTTTAACTCCTTTTGGAGTTTAGAGTTTTCTGTTTCCAGTTCGTCCACTCGGTTTGCCTTCATAAACGCTTTTGCAGCTTCCACTGCATCGTTAATGCCTTCCGGGTAGGTTGCCAAAATCTTCTTTCTATCCAGCAACTCAGAAACGTATTTATAGAGATCAGAGTCTTGGTCTTTCAGTTCCGGATTATCCTTCACATTTTGACTCAAGTTAGCCTCCCACTGTTCCATCACTGTCCTCTGCGCTGTGAGGATTTTCTGTTGCTCGATAGTTTCCCGCGCTGTTTGAGCTTTCGCGATTGCCGCTTCTGCAAGATCTGTTTCACCTTGATCCCGATATTCTTGAGCTATGAGCTCATAATCTTCCGGACTAATTTTGGATGCTTCAGTTTGCTGTTGGATTTTCGTAAACGCATCAGTTTTTTGGGCTTCAAACTCGGCTTTCTGTTTTTCCAGATCCACCTTTTCAGCTTTAACCCTTTCCTTTTCTGCGTTCGCTTCCTTCCAACTTTTATTGGCTCTCTCTTGGCTCTTCTTTGCTCGGCTGTACTTCGACTTTGGTTTTTCCTCGGTAGGCTCTTCAGCGTCCTTTTCGGGCTCTGTAGCGTCCTCCTTGGGTCTGTCTTCAACCGTATCAATCTGCTGTTTCGGCTCCTCCGCTGCGTTATCGGAGGGGGTGCTCGCAGTCTCAGTCGCGGGGGCTTGACCGTCCAAGACGGCCATCTGCCCTAGTAGCTCTTCGCGGCTGATTTCTACCTCGCCAGCTCTTACTGTTCCAGTTTCAGACATAAATTAGTTCATTCTGGGGCCGGTCATCCACTCCAAATCGTCGGTGGCTCCGTTGGCATCCGGAACCTTTTCCGGCTGCCTAACCATAAGCCCGTCGATTGAAGCGAGTGCTCCCTTAAACCCAGCGGCCCAACCGGCATCATAAGCCAGATTGCTTCCGCTTGATGAGATTAGTTTCTCCAGTTGGTGTAAGTGCAAACTCAAAAGAGAACTATTTAATTTTCGGCCCGTTGTTGAGCTAAAGAAAATGCGGAGTGCTTCCGTATCTACATCAGACCATTCCGGGGGGTTGGGGTATCCGTTGCTCCGGTTGAACGCCCGGAGCGTTCGCCATTTCTGTAGGAATCTCCTCACCATTTGATTGTGCTGCTTGCTGTGCTGCTTGCGCTGCTTGCTCAAAGAAGGCATTCAAATCCTTCTCGATTGCGCTGCCGGCTTTAGGATCCTTCTCCTTTAGCTGTGTAACGTGTTGGGCCAAATGCTGCTGGAGCATTTGCCCTTCAATCGGCTGGGGAGCTGCCCCCTCTCCGGCTCGCATCTCGATGTATTTCATCACCGTCTCGATGTGAACGAGATCATCGTCTGCCGGCTTTACAACAGCCGGGAAGCCCAGCCTTAAAATTGTGATCTCATCGGCTTGATCCTCGGCTTGACCGGAGGCTGCTATGTCCGGCTCTTGGAATAGTCGCTTCACCAGAGTTGCGTCATCAGCCTCTAGCACACTCTTGCGTAGCTGTGCTTGGTTGATGAAGGCATCACCGTTGAACATCTCCAACCTCATCGCCGCCTTCTGGAATAGGAATTGTTTGTTTACACCGTCAGCAGATCCGCTGGGCATAATCGCATAATTCTGGCCAAGAGCAGCCTGTGGAATCTGCTCGGCTGTATCCAAATACCAATAATTTAAATCCGTCTTATCGTACTGCTGAAGAAGGCTCCAGCTCATCCGGTACAGCTTGCCCAGCCCGATCCTAAAGATCCTCATACGCAGATCTGTGCTCTGCTCGTATAAGCTGCTGACTGCTTGCACCTCTGTTGCCGTTCTGCGTTCCGGGTAGGCCAGCGTTTGGTTCAGACCAAAGTCTGGCGTGCTGATCCGCTGCTGGGCAATCTCCCTCATCAGATTCATCTGAGTGTCGAAGCTAATGGGAGGTGCTTGCTGTGGAACCGGCTGGATGTCATAGGGCAAAATCTGCCCCGGCGTTATCCTCAAGTTGCCGGCATTTGGGATCTCTCTGGCTGTACGGTAGAGCGGACGATTGTACATCGTCATACAATCGTTTTTGGAGTTAAGCAGCTTGCACAGCTCGCTCTCAAACACAGCAACTTGCTCCACCACTCCCCGACTGCTGTAGTATCCCGGATCCTTGACTTCGTAAGGGAAAGCTACAAAGGGGGGTTT